CACATGTTCAGCAATCCACCGTATGGAAACCCGTTCAAGAACAAGGTACGACGCACCGGTAAGCGAGGAAATACACTTTAAGTGTAGACTCGATGACGGTGCTGGGGGACCTCCCCCAAGACATGTAAGTGAGAAAGTAGTTACCTACAACCGTGACAGGAGTTTAACCCTGTACGAGGAAATAGGCCAACCTACCTTCATATTACCTGAGCGCCGACGAGGACTTTGGAACGACTTTGAACACTACAAAGTGTTCAGAGGAGAACCTAGCCAATCGTTAGCGCGGCAGTACGTTTATGCCGAGTGTTCGGATTTATACCCGCACACATTCATCGGCAGTAGCGTATCGTCTCTGTTCGGGTACCCCTGGCCCGGTTACACCGGGCTCAGTCAGGGTACAATTGGGTTCGGAGATCCTGGTAGACCCACTGATGGGCTAGCAGGCTTTTATGAGAAAAGGCTGGATGGCGGTTTCGTACCTGCCCCAGCTGACTTGTTTGCTTTGGAAGACAGAGCCTTACGGCAATGGATTCCTGCTATCAAGTCGGAGTTATCGATCCTTAATTCCATTTGGGAATTAAGGGACTTTCACTCTCTTCCTCAAACTCTGACGAATATATGGCGAACGCTGCGAGGATCACTCCTCGACTTCAGCGGGCGCAATACACTTCGTCGGACGCTCCGTAGCACGGCTGATGGTTATCTGCAAAATCAGTTTAACCTTCTGCCATTACTATCTGATATTGTCGGCTTGCAGCGGGCAATATCACGTATACGAGCTCAAATAAATGATCTCGTAACACGGTCGGGAAGAGTCCAGCATATGCACTTCGCATATAACTGGAGGGAATTCGAAGATTCCGTCGATCACGATGACCCATTCTATATCTGGCCTCAGAACGAGGTCCAGGGACAGATAAGTCAGTACGTGAATACACGGACAACGATGCACCTTCCTTCTAAATTCCATGCTGAGATTGAGTTTAATTTCAATTATTCTCAATACCAGATAGAGAATGCTCTATTGTATAGTGTCCACGATGCTCTGGGGATTAACCTTAATCCCCGGATCTTGTGGAACGCTATACCCTGGTCGTTTGTCGTAGACTGGGTCATCGGCGTAGGCCGATGGCTAGACCACTTCAAACTAACCAACATGGAACCGAAGATAAACATACGGCGGTACCTCTGGAGTATCAAAAGAGAACGTCGGATATACGTGACGCGTAATGCAAATCATTACGCCAACTCGTATCCGGGTCACTCAGGATATCCCCAAGAGGCACCGATCCCAGTAGTCATTGAACAGTCTTACCGACGGAACAATGGCTACCCGAGATACAGTTCGCTAACAGCGAACGGGTTAGACTCGAAAGAGGTAACCCTCGGCGCCGCGCTAGTGATAGCACGACGCGGTCGCAGATAGAAAACAACGTCCGTAAGGACAACACCGAGGGATGTTTATCCCTCAGAAAACAAGCATGCTAAGTAACACGCTCGTAACAAATGAAGTAAAGAACTCTGCAGGGACTGAGGTTGAATTCAGTCGCCTGGAGAGCGTCGGCCGTCGTACAGTGTTCGCACCCGCGAACGAAGTACCCTCCCTTCCACACCGGTTGACGATAAGTCACCAGGAGTCAGGGGTAGGAATGAAGCAGCGTCGTCGATCCATGGTAAGGTTTGATAAAACTACCTTATCTGGGGTTGATGCCGTTACACCCATTACTACGTCCGCATATATCGTACTCGATCACCCAGTTGGTGCTTCGAGTAGTAATGCGGAAGCTGCCAATGTCATCGCGGAGTTGTTGTCGTTCTGCGCCTCACTAGGCGCAAGTACGACTATTCTCTATGATGGCACCGGCAACGGAGCCGTAACTCTGCTTACCGGAGGACTTTAACTCACTTCGTCTGGAGAAATCCAGAAGAAGCGAGCATCCTCCCGCGGGATATCCCCGCTAGCGTAGCCGAGTTGTTCTCTTGCCCTCGCATAATATTTCCTGCTATCGATTTCCTCAAAAAGGCATTCGGTAGCTTGCGATAGTATAAGGGCAGGATCTTTACCCAGTTCGCAGCAGACTTTACTAAAGTTAAGTACTGCTGTATTCCAGTCAACAATTTGATCTGGCTCTGGACACGTTGAGTTTGTCTTAATTGACTTACTTGATTTGTTCATTTGCTTTGTCTTTGTTTACTGGTTTGATGTTGTGCTAGTTCACGAGTGACCAAAGGTTGTCCTCACCGGCGATATGTAAACGTGGTCTACCGTCTCTTAAGACGATAGATACTTTACATATTCTAACCGGAGAGAATTCTCCTAAGGTCAGCCCGAGATCTACCATCCCATTGGGGTCTATCGGTACACATACATTGGCTAAGGCTGTTAAAGGCCTTAGTACCGTTTGTAGTGGTGTATCAAAACCCGGTTGAGATGATGTTTTTCGATTCATTGTCTCTTCCTACTGTGTAGAGTTCGTTTGATCGGATCATGACGAGTGTGTGCATGCTCTAGGAGGAATACCAATTATGGATTCCAATAAGAGCCTAGATGAATTAGAACTCATCGCTGCACTTCTTCATGACGTCTCAAACGCTCATGGATTGGTGTTCAACACACGTGCCTCGAAGTTAACCTTTAGTAAGGTCGCTAAGAGAACACGAATGGAAGGGTTTAGTTTTCTCGCGAAAACTATGCCTAATCTGGGACGAGCCTTTGATAAGGCTCTGTCAGAAGCTGCTCCGCTGAACTCTACCTCACTGGGATTTAAACCCCAGGTTGGTAGTAAACTCCCCAAGTTTTTGGGTGAATTATTCAACGAAGTTCTTCGACCAGACGGGCTGCCCCTTCCACATCCGTGCGCTCAATGCGTTAAGGCAATACGGGATGTCTTGTACTGTTTTTCGAAGTACAAACTCCCATATTCAGATGAACAAGAACAAGCAGTCGTATCCCAGTTTACCAAAACTGAGGACGACCTCAAGACCCTGTCACCGCTCCTTCAAGCAATTGAGGCGAGTGTTGACAATAGCACTTCCGTTTATCGTAGCCCTACTAAAAGGACTGCGCAAATAGAAGTTGCTCGCGAAGCTAGACGGCTCCTCACGGAGCT